TCCATCAGCTTCATAACAATTAGCAGTAGCGATGTTAGGGTTCTTCTTAAGAATCGCTACAACGGCTGCTGCAAGGTCAGCAATAGGCACAACAGGGCTATTGCTAGCTGAGAGTTCAAGCAAGATGCTATTCTGCCCTAGAGCATCAGCTTTGTCAATCTCTCGATAACAATCTTCTAGCAGGTTATCTGTTTTAATGCCTAGAATCATCTTTTCAAATTGTGTTGTCATTTAGTTCTCCTAGAATATGTGATATTACATCTACTGTCCACCCATTACCTAGCATTTTGTATCGCTGGCTATCAGAGACACAAGAAGTATACCCTACAGGTACAGTCTGAAGTTTCTCGCACTCTTCTGGTGTAAGTTTTCTCACAACATCATTATCAATTATTTTAGCAACGGCGGAGCAGTCTAAACAGCGACTCTTTGAAGTAACGTAGTAACATCGCTGACTTTGTGAATTATTCCCCTTTCCGTTAAGGTTGAATTGCATATAGTTTGATCTAGGAACTCCACCAACAAAGTGTGTAATATTGTATTTACTGTCAACTACGTCTTGGAGGATGTCCTTTAGTAGAATTCCTTTATCTTGTGGTTGTGTAATTTCACAGATGTTAGTCCAGTAGAGACGATAACGATTCTGTGCTGACACAAGATTAGAATTTATGGCAACTGGAGACACACCAAGACGCTCAGAGATTACATCCTTGTACTCTTGTTTCATCTTTACATTCTCTAAAAGAAATCTCACTTCTGGATTCTCTGTCTGAATCTCTTTAAGAATTCTCTCAAACTCAAAATAAAGCTTACTCCGTTCATCATCAAAAGCTAGTTGCTTTCCTGCCATCGAGAAACCTTGACATGGACTTCCGGCAATAATAAGGTCAATACGCTCAATTTTGAAATCACCAATCTCAGTCTTAAGAGTCCCATTTACAAAGGATACCTTAGTTACATCTCCAATATGGGTAACATCATTCCAATTGTGTTGACTAACTTTAATTGCATACTTGTCAATCTCACTAGCAAAATAGTTTGTTACTTTAATACCAGCACGCTCTAGTGCAATACGCCCACAAGACATACCATCAAACAATGACAATACATTCATAAATACTCCATTCACATTACAACAATTTCATCTGGAAAATACATGCTCTCTACACGTAACATCACAGGAAAATTCTTAGGGCAATTAACAACAGCCCTAAAAGCCTGTGACATTTCCCATAGGAGCATATCCCCGTGGTCATCCAACACAAGCATACTATCATGAATAGGGACAATTGGAAAGCCTTCTTTAGCAAAAGCATAACAAACAATGGCAGCTATATCACTATCCATACGTTGTAAGCGCAAGCCAATCCTGTCAGGGTTATCAAAATACTTGTTAAACTCTGGCATACTATCATAAATCATATTCCACACAACAGCCCCTGAACGGATACTATAACGTTCCTGATTTATGGGTTGTGAGTTGATTAGTCCTTGGATAGCTTGCATGGCTTTTCCACTGTTATCACTATTCAGCATAATATTGAAGGATTGTTTGATTAGCTTCCTATCTTGTGCTGCATAAGGAATGTTGTAATGCTTCAACACATATTCATACATGTCCCCATGGTACTTTGCAGGGTGGATTCCTTCAAGAGCACATAGAATCATTGCATGAAGGTTACAATAGTCTACTTCTATTACAGGTAGATCATCAATAGTAATACCTAATCGAGTAGTGTGCTTGTCAGCCCCTTGCTGTTTAATCTGATGAGCATCTGTTCGATACAACCTTCCTCCAAATGCAAATGTTTCTGTAAAGATACGTGTAAGGCTTGAACAATTCAATAGCTTCCCTGTGTGGTCTTTGAACACATGTTTGTTGTTACTAGCATTGATAGTATTCATTACATCTTCCATTGTGTTTGTCTCGTTAGTTTTCTTATATTCTGTTTCATTCTTCTTGTTATCTTTAAGGATAACAGTTGCTGACGTTTTAAGGTAGCTAGAACGCATAGTAGAAGAAAGCTTAGGTTGCTCTTTAAATAGTTTAAAGAGAGCTTCTAGGGGCCATAGCGTGCTAGCATAGCGAGATTCAGGGTCTGCTGTAGCTTTACCACGTTGTTCTAGTGCATAACCGTTTGCTACAAGCCATTCTGTTGCTTTGATAAGCTTGTTATAGCTGATCTTACGCTTGTTGTAGGTAACTGGTAGTGTTACACGTTTTCTACTGTAAGCCAACACAAACTCATCCTTCAAAGCTAGAAGGTTACATACAACAATACCTACAGCTAACCGAATAGACTTATCATCTACCAGAGCATTAGTCACATTACTTACTTGTTTAGGATAATCAATATTCAGATTGACATACGTACTATTGTAGTGCTTCCACTTCTCAGCCTTGAGAGCTTCATATCGGTCATATTGATTATCTTCCTGTTTCATTAGTTCCATAGCTTACCTTTCATTGTTTAAAATATTGCTTATATGTGTGTTAGCTCTATCTAGCTATATAACACACTTTGCTTGTAGGATATTCTTTATCCCCTTAACTGTAACTTTTATACCCATTAAGGATGCTTTTAAGAACCCTTAAGGATGCTTTTAAGAACCCTTAAAAATACCCTTAAAATACCCTTAAAGAAGCCCTAAAAGAACCCTGTAAATCCCCTGTATTATTTCTCTCTCTTCCATATGGGGTAAAAATGAAGAAAAAACTCCTCTGGAAGCCGCTCCTAGAGCCATTCTACGTCCTAAAATCCAAGCCCAAAAACAGTGTTTTTAGAGCTGTTTTACGATCAAGGAAATGATGCCTAAAATGAGCAGATAAACGAACCCTGCAAACCACCCCAAAGCAGAGTTTTCATGGGTTGATCCTACATACATTCCTACAGCAAAAAACCCTACAACAATCCCTAGAAAGATGGCAACAGGTTTCAACAGGGTGAACAGAAGGATACTCCAGAAGAGAAATCCAATAGGGCCGATGATGAAGAACAACCCAAACAGGGTAGCTAATACAGGTTTATCAGCTTTATACAGGCGGATAGTACCATGTACAGCAAGGCCATTAGTGATAGGGTGATTACGCATGTTGTGTGCTCCTGTTCGTTAAGATGTATGTAGATTACACAAAAGAAAAAGCCCTGTCAATATAAATTAACAGGGCTTACAGGTTATTCTTCGTCGTCTTGGTCTAATTGCTCCATCTGTTCTTGCATGTAGGCATTATTACGTTGCTCATACCGAGTAATGAACTCATCAATATCCATGTATACCTCACGTTTGTTTTCAATCATGTCATCGATTTCATCCTCTGTGAAGAAATGTTTATACTCTTCGTGCAAGAACTTACGACATTGTTTGAAAGTAAAGTCAACGTGTTCCCTTACATCTTGCATCTTGCCACCGCTCCCATAGGATGCACTGTGACAGAGGATTTCAATATAAGGGCTGATCTCAAAACTATCTGCGTTAAGTAGAATGAATGTGGCGAAACTTGCAACAACCCCTGTTGCAACAACGTGGACATTGGCTTTACAATTACGCATAGCCATAAGCAACGCATCACCAACGTACATTGAACCGCCATTACAGTTTAGGTTTAGGGTTACTTCGTCACCTTCTTCTGCAATTTCCATAGCAAACAGAGCTTCTTCAACATCTGACAGATTTTCAAGAGTATCCCAAATGTTTGCAGAATAATGATGTTTAATGCTTTGTGTAACTCGTACAGAGTATGGTAGAGAATTGTGGTTAATGTCTGCACCAAGACGTTTTAGTTTTTTCATAGTTATCCTCCATATGCTTGAATAATTGTTTTAACAAAATCACTACGCATAACATCTTCGATACCAAAGTGGTGTAGAGCTACGTCGTCATACTTAGGAGTAAAAATAGTATCATCTCCCTCTTGCTCTTTAGCATACATACGGTTGATTAGGTCATCTAGCCCACCACGCTTCTTATCACCAGCATACATCTGTTGTGTACATCCAGCGACAACAACCTTAGTGTTCTTCCCAATACGCTCAAGCAGTAACTTCATTACACCACTACTGATTACTTGGGCCTCATCAATCAGAAGCAATGTATTATCAATAGTTCGCCCAAGAACAAAGTTTGGAATATTAAAGAAGATGCGCTTTTCCAAGTCTGCTGCCACTTTAGTCTTACCGAGGAATTGCTCAAGCAAGCACTTAGTTGATTCAAAGTGTGGAGCAATCTTAGAAGCTGCACTGTCTGGAAGAAAACCAATCTTATCGTCCCCTAGTTCGACAGGAGTGCGAATAATCATGATATTCATGTGAGAATTGGCTAAATACTCTTGTGCAAAATACCACAAAGCAGCAGAAGACTTACCTGTACCAGCATGAGCATCACAGATTGTGAGGGTGTTACCTCTAATCTTATTGATATAAGTCTTCTGAGAATCTGTTGGCACAAATTGCTTAAGCCTATCGCCAATCTTTTCAATCTCTACGCCCTTTGGTGTAGGACAATCACCATGAGCTACTTTATCAGCTCTTGTTGTGCGTTTCTTACGAGTCTTAACCTGCTGATGTGCCAAAACATCATCTGGATCAAAAATATTACGTGACATTGTGCATCTCCTTCTAGGAAATTAATCTTTGGTTAGCTGCAACTTCTTGCTTGCAGGTCTTGCAGGAAGGGGCCACCAAGCTACGCAGTCCCAATCACTCCATTTACCAATTGTAAGTTTACCTGTATTTGTTAGCACCAACAAGTTTACGTTCTCTGGTGGTAACATCTCATCTGGTGTAATCATCGTATGCTTTGTTGATACACACCGTTGCCTATCATTACTGATCTTCACCTCGTTGTTGTTCATCTATATATTCCTCCTTCTTTTTATCTTTCTTACCAAAGATAAGGTCATAGTTATCTAGGTAGGCTTGACTTGGTACGCCTGTTGTTAACCTCGCTCCAGTTACTTCGTTAATAGCTGGAATCCTATTTGGATAATCGCATTCTGGTACTTTATATGGAGCTTTCTTAGTTGTAGCTTCATTACTCATCCTTGGTTTCCTTCTTTTTACGAACAGGTTTACTTTCAGCAAGGATAGAATCCTCTGTCTGAATAGGCTCTGCTTTGCCCAGAGTAGCCACTAGAATGTTCCCAATGATCTGAGGGTAGTACTGAGTATCTTCCAACACTACAAAGCCCTCTAGGGTAGCTTTCTGTAGCTCCTGAGCGAAACTAAATAGGTCATGTGTTTGAATTTGTTTATAGTGCATATAATTCCTTTCTTATTTATTAATCTTAGGGCGTCCAACAGGAGCCTTTTGTGGTGTTGCTACATGAATTTCTTCATCTTCCTCTTTTTCAAGCCATGCTACCAAGCTCCAACCAACTTGTGATGGTGCCCTCTCGTCGTAACATACCTTCCATCCGTCCTTGATAAGAGTTTCTAGCTCTTGGACAAATGTTACAGGGTTACTTTCAAATACATTCTTCGTCAGCATAAGACTCCTTTTCATTCATAATTAAATAATCAATCAACTCTTCAAATGTTGCTGTAATTTCACCATCATCATTCCCAATCATATTCTTCACCTCTCTTTTTATTCTTATCAATATCAAACTTCTGTTTGCGCTTATCCCTGTGAGTTTTATGTCCAAGGGCTACAAGATATTCATTCATCTCACGATTTCTAGGCGCAATCGTCTTGCCGTGTTTCTTCAATTTCTTTTCCTTTATTACCATCAATTACAGCGAGAATAGGGCTGTGCATTTCACAACAATTCTCTTGTGTTAGTACCTGTGTTTCAGCAATAGCTTCTACATGATTGTCAAAATCTGCTTTAACAACACGTAGTTTCACCTCATCATTTTTGTTCCATTTACCTTTGAAATAAATGTTCATCATTCCTCCATAATATATTAATAGGGTGCTCTTGTCAATATTTGACAAAATAAGTCTGCGTGGTACAGTAGGGAATATACAGTAAACAAAATATAAAAGCAAGGAGAATTTATGTCAGATCAACAGGTAGGGTTTATCAGGGAAGAGCACGCTTTACTGTCTCTAGGTAAGAAGGTGAAGAAACTGAACGAGAAAGCTTTGAGGGTGTTAGAGGACGGTTTGTCTGATCCTGATATTAAAGTACGTATGGAGTGTGCTAAGACATTACTAAAGATGGATGTAGACATTAGCAAGATTATTAATGAGGATTCTGTTAATAGATTATTGCTTGAGCTTAAACAGAATGGGAATCCAGAGCCTAAAGATATTACACCATTAGTAGATTTTGGAACAATTCAAGATATATAGCATATTGACAAATCAAATTCAAGTGTTATATTTGTTTTATAGCCGGTAAGTCCGGTGTCAATTTGTCCGTAAGGACTGTCTGGTTTCCTCCTACTTGTCGGTGGAGACTGCGGGGAGGATTCTGATATTTGCGGAATCTGCACATGAGCAGGTAAGCGTGGCTACATGTGTAACTATTCTAGAGAACCCTTGCAGAAATTGCAAGGGTTTTTGTTTTTGTAATTGGAGAAGGTTTTGGTAGTATTTTATGGAAAAATTTATGACTACTATAAAACTGTACTTATAAAAGGGTTTTTAGTATGACAGAGGAAAAAGAAAAGTACGGCCCTGCTAGTGAAACACAAAAAATGTTCTTACAGAACAAGAGTAAGTTCTGTATTTACGGTGGTGGTGAACAAACGCCTCCACTTAAAAACAACTCTCTAATTCGGTGGAACTCTCTTAAATAAGAGACAATACCGAGCGAAGCCTCTAACGAGGAACGTGTGACGGTCAGCTATATTAGCGTAGGCTGCAAGTGCAGTCGAAACGGGAGTCAGCTACTTAAATGTAGTGGAAGATATGACCTAATCTGTAAAGTGATTTACAGCAGCTTATTAGCGGGAAGATATTAACGACATCTTCTGAATATTATGGCAGGTTCTGGAAAGAGCTTTTTAGCTCTTTTGTATTGTTTACAGTTTGTTCACGATCCTAATTTCAGGGGAGTGTTTATTCGTCAGTCCTCTACACAGCTTACACAAGCAGGGGGCCTTTGGCAAGAGGCACAATCCCTTTACGGTAAATTTGGAGGTGTTTCAAAACAACATCCTCATTTGGTAATAACGTTCCCAAGTGGAGCACAAATTCAATTCAAAGTATGTAGCGCAGATAGGGATGTTAAAAACTTTGACGGTGGTCAGTATAGTTTTGTCTGCTTCGATGAAGCACAGTGGCATAGTCAAAAGCAAGTAAGTTATCTAGAGTCACGTATCCGTTCTAGGGCAAAAGGCCCTCATAGGTTAGTATGTACTTGTAACCCACATAAAGATTCTTTCTTATTAAAATTTGTGGAGTGGTATCTAGACCCTGATACGGGAATACCTATTGCTGAGAAATCAGGAACAGAACGATATTACGCACAAGTAAGTGGAGAATATGTCTTTGGGGATACTGCTGAAGCTATTATAGAAAAATATCCTACAGCAAAACCACAAACATATTGCTTTATTAGTGCAACTATTTATGATAATCCTGTAATTATAAAATCTAATCCAGAGTATCTGGAACGATTAGAAAACTTAACAAGGGTTGAAAAAGAACGTTTGTTACTCGGTAGTTGGTACGCCAGAGAAGTTAACTCCTGTTATTTCAGAAGAGAATGGTGTACGGTAGTTGATTATGCACCTGTTGACAATCAGATTGTGGTAAGGGCATGGGATTTAGCATCAACCCTTCCAACAGAGTCTAATCGTGATCCTGACTACACCGCCGGTGTTAGAATCTCCAGAGATAAGTATGGTGTGTACTATATTGAAGATGTGTACAGATTCAGAAAATTAACAGATGGAGTAATTAAAGGGATTATAGATACGGCAAGGGCAGATGGAATTGATAGGTGCCAAGTAGTTATACCTAAAGATTCTGGGGCAGGCGGCGCAATCGCTAATGCTTTCTTTATAAGAACATTGGCCGAGGCAGGTATAGCTGCAAAGAGTGCTAAAATCAGTGGGCATGTGGGTAAAATCCAGAGGTTCTTACCGTTTGCTGCTCTGGCAGAATCTGGTGCAGTAAGAGTCGTAAAAGCACCTTGGAATGATGAATTCTTCAATGAATTAGAAGGGTTCAATGGTGGGCGCTCTGGTCACGATGATATGGTGGACGCTACAGCAGACGCATTCAATTCTATAGCCAAATCAATACAAATCCCAACATTTGTATTACCAAACTATTCTAAACAAAGTATTTCAAGTAAATTGAGTACAAATTAGCAAATAATTATTGACAAAATAATTATGCGATGTAATATGTTCAAATAAAAGGATTATTAATGGAAACTGACAAAGCATTACAGCCAGATTCTGATTCTGTAATCCCTCGTATTAAACTGTCAGAGTCTGGCACAACAGGGCTGGCAGTTAGTAATAAGAAAATTTACGAGGAAGCTAACAGGCTTTTTCAATACCCTCAGTTCGTTAAAGTTGTCAATGAAATGCGTAATGACGCAACAGTGGCAGCTAACCTATTAGCATATAAAACACTAATTGGTAGAGTTGACTGGAGCGTGAAATATCCTGTAGGAGCTACAGAAGCACAGATTAAGCGGGCTGATTTTATTGCATCCTGCATGAAAGACATGGAGCACTCTTGGAGTAGTTTCATTACAGAAGTTACAAGCTATCTAGAGTATGGCTTTGCCATCCATGAGAAAGTATTTAAACGTCGTCTTAAAGTAAATGGTTCAAGATTCAATGATGGTCTAGTTGGCTGGAAGAAACTAGCTCCACGTAGTCAATCTACTATCTCTGATTGGAAGTTTTCTGACGATGGCAGAGACTTAGAAGCTATTGAACAAGACTTACGAAATATTAATAGCACAGCTAAGTTTACTCTGGCAGATGCTGGTAATTCAAAAGTAACAATTCCTCGTAAGAAATTTCTATTATTCACTTGTGATAGTACAAAAGAAAACCCTGAAGGTAGGTCACTACTAAAAGGTGCTTACGTAGCGTATAAGAAACTAAATCTACTGCAAGACCAACTAATGATTGGTGTTGCTCGTGACCTTGGTGGCGTACCTGTGTTTTCAGTACACCCTCGCTACTTAGACCCTAATGCAAGCCCTGAAGATAAAGCTGTAGCAGACTCTTTCCGCCAGATTGGTGAAAACCTTACAACTGGTGCTCAAGGTTCTGTTGTAATGCCTCTATTGTACGACCCTGAAAGCAAACAACCAATCTTCAAGATGGAATTGCTAGAGTCTAAAGGTGGTAAAGCCTACGATGTTCCAGCAATCTGTAAGCAGCTTCAGGATGATATTGCTGCTGCTATGTCATGCTCAGTATTACGACTAACAGGTAACTCCCCAGATAACTATTCAGTAGGTACTGGTAAGACTAACCTAATGGCGTTACAT